AAACAACGGAAGCTCTGTGGCTAACTTCTTTGAGAAGCGGGTCACAGACTACTCGGTGGCAGGAATGTCAGGCGAGTTCACCTACTAAAGGACACAAATGGAACAATTTGAACTTGAACTAAATAAAATGTTTGGCAATAAAGAGCCAGGCCTGTTCGACAAAACAGTCCCGATTGTAAAGCATGGTAACACCTACCATTGTTTTCTTACATCAGACATTGAAGCCCCTGCGGAGTACAGCGAGTTTTGCTATTTGCTAAATGTGGCAACTGCTAAGGATAAAATTATTCTTAATATTAACACAGGGGGCGGTCAAATTGATAGTGCGTTCCAAATTCTTGCGGCGCTCAAGAGGACAAAGGCTGATGTTACAGCCCGTATCGCAGGCACCGTAGCAAGTGCAGGTACGATCATTGCCCTTAAGTGCCCAAAGCTTGAGGTGGAAGATTACACCCACTTTATGATTCACAACTATTCTACAGGTACGCAAGGCAAAGGCCACGAAGTTATTGATTATATCAACTTCAACGACAAAGACCTACAGAATACATTTAGAGAAATCTACAAAGGTTTCCTGACGGAAGAAGAGATTGCTGACGTACTGCGCGGTAAAGATATGTGGCTCACTGCTGACGATGTGCGTGTTCGTTGGGCTGCCAAACAAGGAGCTACCAAATGAAAACAATATTACTCGACATCGAGACAGCACCATCATTGGCATACGTCTGGGGGGTGTGGAAACAGAATGTAGGGCAGAAGCAGTTAGCAAGCCATACGAGGATAATGTCCTGTGCTGTAAAAGACCTAGAGGGTGACGATATCCGCTACTACGAAAGCCGTGGCGATAACGACCGAGAGATTGTACAAAAAATTATCAAAGAGCTAGATGATGCTGACTTTGTAATTGCCCACAACGGCAAGAAGTTTGATATCCCAGTGATCAACGCAAGAGCGGTTGTAAACGGCATCAAGCCCCCTAGTCCTTACCGAGTTATTGATACCCTGCTGATCGCCAAGCGAGAGTTTAGGTTTATTAAAAACTCGTTAGAGAACTTGGCGATTGAACTTAATGTGCCCTCGCGTAAGCTTGGACATGGTAAGTACCCAGGTTTTGAATTGTGGCTTGCTTGTATGGCTCAGGACGATGAGGCTTGGGACGAAATGCGTGAGTACAATTGTATGGATGTGCAAGTGCTAGAGGAGGTGTATCTACGTATGCGCCCTTGGTACTCAGTACACCCTAACGTTTCGACAGGCAATGAGTCTGAAGAACAGAGCTGCCCTAAGTGCGGTGGAGCCGACCTAATGAAACGAGGTTACTTCTATACCAACAAGGGACAGTACCAACGATATATGTGTAAAGGCTGCGGTGCATGGTCATCAGCTACTAATACACAAAACACTAAAGAAAAACGAAAAAGCCTTTTGGCTAGTCGATAAAGGAGACACAAATGAGTTTACTAAAAGCACTTAAGAATTCTACCAAGCCACGCGATATGGACGCTTTGAAAGCAGAGTTCATCAAGCATATTGAAGCCCTAGGCGATAAGATTGCAGTCGAAGACCTGCTAGTCCTCTCGCGCTTGTACGGCGAGTATGGGGCTGCGTATATGGCACAGATTGCCGCTACGCTTGACGAGCCAGCTACGGCCTCTACGACCATGAAGTTTATGAACAGCTACATTGCCGAGGTGTGCAAGGCTGCCAACGTCCACTACTTTAACAAAGAGTTTGGCTACTCATTGGTGGACAAGGTAGTGCAAGACGCCTTGGACAACGGGGGCTTTACAACCCCAGAGAAAGTAATGGAGTTTATTGCAGAGATCGAATTGTCATACGCCGAGCCAGAAGAAGACACAGAAGAGGAGTAACCCATGATTGCTTTAGTAGACGCTGATTCATTGTTGTACAAGGTGGGTTTTGCTATTGAAGACCGTGTAATTTGGAACGAGATGGAAATCTTGGTTGGGTTGGAAAAGGAAAAAGATGAGAGTTATTTTACGGATATTGACCAGTGTTGTCGAACTTTTGATCAGCTTGTGTCTAATGTTACTTATGCTACTGATTGCGATGGTAGTGTCCTTGTATTCTCTGGTGCAAATAATTTTAGACTTAGTCTTCCTACCTCTTACAAAGAAAATCGGAAAGAGTCTCGCAAGCCTACTGGCTTTGCCGAAATCTTGGCTTACGCGAAACAAGTCCACAACACCAAAACCGTAACTGGTATCGAGGCTGATGACTACGTTGTTTGGCTAAAGACCAAGAACCCTGAAGACTACATTGTATGTGCTATGGATAAGGATGTATTGTACCAGACGGTGGGTACGCATTACAACTATAGCACAGATGAAGAAGTGACTACTAAAGAATGGGATGCTATCAAATACGCATACTTCCAGACGCTGACTGGAGACCCCTCGGATGGCTACAAAGGCTGTCCTGGGGTAGGCAAGGTCAAAGCAGAAAAGCTGCTAGATGGTTTGAAGACAGAACGAGAGCTTTGGGAAGCTGTTGTAACTGCCTACGAATCTAAGGGGCTTACCGAAGAGGATGCTGTCTGGACTATGCGACTGGCAAATATGCACCAGTTTGATGGTGAAAATGTTAATTATTGGGAGCCTCCAAAACCTGTTAATAATCAATAGGTTACGGGGGATTTCAAAAGAAAAGACAATCTAAGATAAAAAGTACACTTAAGTACTAAAGGAGACATAAAAATGAAACTTACAAGTACTGCTTTTGGGCAGGTTATTGAGGTTTTATTAGAAAAATATCCTAATCGATTGCCTAAAGATACTATAAGCCTTGAAGAAATTCATCGGCTTATAGGTCAGCAGGATGTGATTAGGTATCTTGTTCAGCATTTAGAGATGCTTGAAAGGAAACAAAAGTGAGTAAGTTAGTATCACTTGTGCTGTACGACGACAAATACAAAGAAGAGCTAGAGGGCTTACTGCTCAAATTTAGCAAAGAAGTATTCGGCTATGGCACTGCTAGTATAGATGAATTTGTAAATAGGCAATGGTGTATCTACCTAGCGTTGCGAGATGACAAAGTTATAGGATTCGCAAGTTTCATATACAACACTTACTTTGGTTTGCGTCCACCGACTGTAGGAATGACCTACGCTTACGTCTTACCAGAACACCGAAATACAAGAGCTATGTATTTATTAGGAATACAAGCTGGTGTACTTAGTGTAGACAACAAACTTCCGTTAGAAAGCTACTATGCCTCTGAAGATTCTTTTCGCATAAGTCGAAAACTACAAGGCAAAAAAATATACGACACCTACATTTACGAAGTAGATGAGGTAGAAAAAACTTTTAACAGACTAATTAACAAATTAAAAATTAAGGATAGACAATGAAAAAATTTATCAAGCAGCTTGAGCAGTTCTTGGGCTTTAACGTTCAGCCACAATTTGCCTTTGCTGGCGGTATGTACTTTGAGCCACAAGAAGAAAAAAAAGAAAACCCTAACCTAGTCTTTAAAGGCGGTAAAGGCGGCGGCGGTGTGGTTGAAAAGCCTGTTTACACTGCTCCCCCAGCTGCGCCTGCTGTTGAGATGGCGGCCACACTAGAAGAAGCTATTACCCCCGAAGAAGAAGCTAGACGTAAACAAGAGTCTGCTAAGATGGGCGCTAAGTCTCTTCAGATTCCAATCGTTACTGCGGATGCAGGCGGTCAAGTCGGCACTGGTGCAGGTGAACGCACAGGCGCTGGAAAAGCTTAAGGTCTAATTAATGACTTCTATAATTCAATACCCCGATACACCATGCGCATATCCCACAGTAGCTGGTGCAAATATAACAACTGCTATTGGTAACACACCAAAAGTATGCGCTGTATTTAGAAATCAGTCAACCGTGCCTAACCTACGTGCCTTGATGACACGTTTGGACTTTGCTCCTGTTGACGCATCGGCTAATACTTTGCTTACAATTCAATTGGTTAATGGCACTGTAACCGCTGTAGGCGGTGTTTGGGCTCCTGTTGGAGGTCACAGTACATTAGACATTAATACAACAGCTACAGGGCTTACAGGGGGTTTTGTAGGAGTCACAGTTTACTCAACAGTTACGGTCGCTCATGGTAACACACCCCCATCAGGTGCTCTTACTGACGTAAATGCAGAGTCTCTTGGGTTAGTATTGCCTATTGGTGGTCAGTTTGCTATTGTATGTTCTACACAAACAGCAGCTTCTACCACAGGGCTTGCGTGGACAGTAAACTGGATAGAAAGAGATTAAAGGTAAAAAATGGCAGCTAAAATTTATACAGTCGAAGAGCTGATTAACGAGTTCTCGACTTCAAAACAAAAGTTTTCAAAATTGGATGCTGACCGTTCTGCTGTTATAGATCGTGCTAGAGAGTGTTCAAAGCTCACCATCCCCTCTGTTGTAACCGATGACGGACACACAGAGACTGATGATATTGATACTCCCTACCAAGCCGTAGGAAGTCGTTTGGTTCACAACTTGTCAAGTAAGCTATTGCTTGCCTTGTTGCCCCCAAACACCAGCTTCTTCCGCTTGATTCCAGATGCCGCTGTTGTGGAGCTTGTAAACCAGCAACAGCCTGATGGCAAAGTCGAACTAGAGAAAAACCTAGTTGTCTTGGAACAAGAGATGATGAAACAGATTGAGCGCGAAGCCCTCCGTGTTCCAATATTTGAGGCAATTAAGTCCTTAGTTATTGGTGGAAACGCCCTCCTGTACAAGACCGAAAGAGGTCTTAAAAGCTACAAGTTAGCTAATTACGTAATATCCCGTGACTTTAGTGGTAACCCTGTCGAAATTATCAGCAAAGAGGCTGTTACAAAAGACACACTACCACAAGACATTATGGATCAGCTTTTGGCAGACAAAGAGTTTGCTGAAAAAACTAAAGTAACTATTTACACTCGCGCTATCCGCAAAGAAGGTGCTTGGTATGAGTTCCAAGAAGTAGAAGATATCTACCTCGAAGGCTCTGATATTGTATTTAAAAACGACCGTGAGTTGCCGTTTATCCCACTACGCTGGACTTCTATCAATGGCGAAAGCTATGGTCGTGGTTTGGTCGAACAGTACCTTGGCGACTTCCGTTCGCTAGAGGCTTTGTACCAGCTACTACTCGAAGCATCCTCAGTGATGTCTCGTGTGTTGTTTGGCAAACGAGCAGGTTCTGTAATCGACGTAGATGACATTAACGGGGCAGAGAACGGTGTGTGTATCCTAGGCGACCTAGAGCAGGATATAACGGTTTTACGAGTGGACAAAGGGGCTGACCTACAAGTTCCTATGAACATGGTTCAAGACCTCACCAGACGCCTTGAGCAGGCTTTCTTGGTTGCGTCTAGTGCCGCACGAGAGTCTGAGCGTACAACCGCTACTGAAATCCGCTACATGGCAGCCGACCTTGAGAAATCTCTTGGTGGCGTATACAGCATCTTATCCCTTGAACTCCAGCGCCCATTGGCCTACTTGCTACTGCAACGTACCAATGTAAACGTTGAGGCTTTGGGTATTGAACTGGCTATTGTAACAGGCGTTGAGGCACTTGGTCGTAACGTAGAGCTTGACAAGATTCGACAGTTTAACCAGCTTTTACAAGAATTAGGCAGCCCAGAAATTATTCTGAGCCGTTTAAATGTAGGCACCTATATTAACAGAATTGCTAATAGTTTGGGCTTGGACGTTACGGATTTAATTAAGTCCGATGAGCAACTCCAGCAAGAACAAGAACAAGCACAACAAGCACAACTGATGCAACAAGGGATGAGTAATGTCGTAGATGGCGTTTCTCAACAAGGCGCACAGCAAATGATGCAACAACAATAATTAGTTATCAAAGGAGATAAACATGGCTAATACAAAATCATTGTACGAACTGAAACAAGCAGGGTACAAAAAAAAGAACCCTAACACCATTACAGATGCAGATTACTACTTGCGAGATAAAGAGCAAGAGGCAAAACTGGGCTATCCCAACAGCATTGATATGACCCCTCCTGTAGAAGCGCCTAAAAAAGCAACTTCAAAGGGTGAGTAATGGAACCAGCAGTTAACGAAACAACTACGGGGGAAGCTCAGGTTTCTGGGCAGCCCCAACTATCTGAACGAGAGCGGGTAGAACAAGAAGCTGTCGCTCGTTTCCGTGAGACGCAAAAGACTGCGGAAGAAAAAGCTTCTGGCGTACCTGATGGGTACAACGAAGATGGCACTAAGCAAGAGGAGTTACTCGGTGGCAAATTTAAATCTCAAGAAGATTTGCTAAAAGCATATCAAGAGCTTGAAAAAAAAATGAGCCAGCCGAAAGATGAACCTGCCGATACGCCGACTAAAGACGAAGAGGTCACAGACGCTCCAAAGGAGCCAGTAGACACAAGTGAATTTAGTGCGGCTAAATACGAACAAGAGTTTGTAAAGAATGGCAGTCTTTCAGACGAATCTTATGCCGACCTTGAGAAGAAAGGGTTTACTAAAAATCAAGTAGATCAATACATCCAAGGTCAAAAAGCTTATGCCGATGGAGTGCGTAACGAAATTTACACATCTGTCGGGGGTCAACAGGAGTATGTTGATATTGTGACGTGGGCGTCAGAAAATATGCCCCCTGCCAGTATTAAAGAATACAATGAGGCTGTTGACTCAGTAAACAAAGACAAGGTTCTCGCACAACTTGAGTACATGAAGTTTAAACGAGATCAAGCACAACCACGCGAAACAAGGCGGTTAGAGGGCAACGCTCCAGTGGGCGGTTTGCAACCCTATTCCGATAAGAATGAGTGGCAGAAGGCTATGACTGATCGTTTATACGGCAAGGACGCTAAGTATACCAATATGGTAGACCAGCGATACCTCGCAGCTCGTAAGCGCGGAATCTTGTAATTAATTGGGGGTACTGGCGTTTCGTCTCCTTTAGCCTTTATCCCCATTCAATCCAAAAAGGAGTCATTTAGTAACCCTGATGCTTGTATTAATAAGTATTCTGTAAGCCCTTAGTAGACGATGCGTTCGGAAACAACGGACAACTTAAAGAAGAAAATAAAGACAGCGAAGATTACAAAATACAATCTTAATCAAACATTTGAGGTAAATTTAAAATGGCTTTAACAGTAAATAACATCGGTAACAACAGTTCATCACCCCGTGGTGTACCTACCGAAATGGCAAACGCTTTGGAAATCTACTACGGCTCAGTGCTCACCGCATTTGACCGTAAGCAGTTGTTCCTCGATTTGGTGATGACCAAGTCAATCGACAGCGGTTCTTCAATCTCTGTTCCTGTGATCGGTCAGTCTTCTGACTCACAGACCCAAACTCACGTACCTGGTACTGAGTTGACAATGGCAACCATCCCAGTCAAAGAGCGCATCATCAACATCGATGCTCTTGAGTACTTTGCTCTGGCTGTTGACAAATTTGAAGAGAAAGTTCTTCATTTTGAAACCCGTGGCGAACTGGCTAAACAAGCTGGTGAGGCTCTGGCTGTTAAGATCGACAAGGCTGTTGCAGCTATGTTGATTACCGCATCACAAACTTCTGGCACTATCGGTGGCTCTGCTGTGCAGGCTGACGGTACGGAAGTTAACAACGATGTGATCGACAGCGGCGCTACTCCTAAAGCTAAAGGCGATGCTTTGATCGAAGCAGTCTTTGAAGCCGTGGCCGCTATGGAAGAGAAAGACGTTTCTGGTGAGAAGTACTTGGTGGTAACGCCAAAGGTATTCTCTTACTTGGCTCAGTCTGACGCTGTCAACAAGGACATCACGTCTGGCGACAATGGTGGTATCAACAAAGGTACTGTCATGGAAGTTGCTGGCATCCGCATTTACAAGTCTAACTACTTGCCTGTGGATACCGCTGTTGACGTTGGTGGCACCAACAAGAAGTTGAAGGCTTTGGTCTTTACTTCTGAGGCAGTTGCCGTTGCTAAGTTGATGGACGTGACTTCTGAAGTTAACTACATCCCTGAGCAACTCGCTACTTTGATGACCACATACTACTCATACGGTATGGGTGTATTGAAGCCTGCTTGCGCTTGTGTTATCACAGGTGGCACAGTAGCCTAAGCTAGATAGTAACCCCCTTGAGAAATCTTGGGGGTTTCTTGTCTATATATCTGTAGTCATTAAATTCGGAGTGTCTACAGCTATACCGATAAGGAAAATATAAAATGACAGAAATTGATGCAATTAACAGGATGCTCCGCTATATCGGCGAGCTACCTATCCCATCAGGCGTTACTATTGACAGCCTGCCAGAAGGACACGAGGGTATTCAAGCCCGTACAATCCTTTCTGAAACATTACGAGAAGAACAAGAAAGTAAGTGGTGGTTTAACACTTTTAAAATTTCATTTGTTCCAGATACCGATGGGTATATTACAATGCCCCCAAACGTAATCGCATTTGAAAACATTGATTACTTTATGGAAGGTGGTAATTTATACAACCGTGAAGAAATGACAGGTATCTTTGAAGATGCTGTCGAGTTAACTGTGCGGCTCGAAATTACTTTTGACAACATTCCCGATATATTCCGTACCTTTGTGGTACTGACTGCGTCTAAGCACCTGCACGTTTACCTTAATGGTGACGAAACAACGCAGAGAGAGCTTGAGAGCAAAATTAACTTGCAACGCATTAAGGTTGAGCGTGAGCATTTAAAACAATCTAAGTTTAACCTAGTTAGAGGCAATCGTTTAATTGATCGGGCTACAAACCCTACCGCACTAATCTAAGGAGGAGTAAATGCCTAAAATTAACAAAGTCTATCCTCCGTTCTTTAATGGCGTATCTCAGCAAAACCCTGAATTGGTGCTAGATAGCCAGTGTCGAGAGATGACTAACTGCATACCAGATTTGGTAGTAGGATTGACAAAGCGTCCTCCAGTTAAGTTTCAAATGTCTAGAGACTACGCTACGTATCCAGAAATGGAAGCTGCAAAAGTTTTTCATACGTATGATCGTGGAGAAGACGAAGAAGAATATATCTTTATAGAAACGTTTGATGTGGCTGACCCCATTCAAGTGTACTCTAAAGATGGCACCAAAATGACAGTGGTGTACAATACAGAAGCGGTTAAAACATATTTGACATCAGGCTTGCTCAAAGGGCTGACCGTACAAGACCGTACATGGCTTTTTGCCAAGAACGCTACTGTTGGCCTTG